GAAAAAACTTATTATAAGAGATCGTAAAGGAAACCCTATTGGTTACAGAAACAATGCAAAACCTGTTTCTTATCCAAGAGAAGAAGTCGATAAAAAACATGGAAAAGTTGCACTTAAAGTGACAAAGAAATTAATGAAGATTGCTCATAAACATGCTAAAAAGCATCATGAGGAAGAAGAATAAATTTTAATGAAAAAATTGTCCGAATTAAGAAAAACGCCCATCAAGTTTAAGTCTAAGCTGCCAGACCCGCCTATGATTGTTTTACTTAAACGCAAAGCCATTAGGACTTTTCCTAATGGTCAACGTGTTGCTTTGTATCACAATGACCAACTTAAACTTGATGTAAGCGTTCCTTATTTCCCAGGCAAATTTAAAGATACTGAAGTGGCTACTGGTATGATGAGAGAAGATGCTACTATTTGGAAAAAGTTAGGAGTGATTGCGAAAGGCAAACCTGCTGATGTCACTTTTCCAAATGGTGCCGTCATGAAAAATGTTCAACCTAGTGTTGCCGCTTCTATTCAAAGATTAAGGTCACTTATAAATACTTACAATAGAGCAAAGTTAGCAGAAAAAATTAACGCATCGCCATCAGACTTTAACGATGTTGTTAAGTTTGTTAAGGCTAATGAAATTTAAGGAATCAGACTATGTCAGTAAATAATCCAGAAGTACAAGTGCTATATGACACTGGACGTGAATCCATGGTCAAGATTCATGGTTACTATAATACAACCACGACTCAAAATGTAAAAGTCATTACCGCTAATGCATTATCTTTTGCAAATACTTCTCAGACATGTTTAGTTTCTATTACAAGAGTTATGTATCAAACTCAAGTGACAGGTATTGCACAATTACAGTGGGTTGGCGCATCAAGTAACACTCCGATAGTATCATTCGGTAGATCTGCTGCTGGTGTATTTGAAGGTTACATGACAAATAATGGATCCTCTCCAACAGGAGATATTAATTTATGGGTTATAGGCGCAGCTAATAATGACTCATATGATATTTTCTTAACATTAAATAAAGAACAAGGATATGCTAATGCATTCTTGCTCTATGATGCTCCAGGTACAAGGATTCCTTAATGTTATGCTTTAGTGAATTCACTCAAACGCTTTTGGAGAATATAGCCGAAGAAAAATATCGTAACATTTATAAATCACCCAGATCAGGTCATTTCTCCCCATACTGGACGGGGCTGAAGAGACGCAGAAAAAGAATTGGTGGGATGACTTATACCGTAACATATAGAAACGGAAAAGCTAAACTTACAAAACGTATGAGAACAGTAGTTGGAAAAAAGAGAGCAAGTAAATGAAACTAATTAGAGAAACAATTGAAGAAGTTAATTATCTTACCGAAGGGGAAGATGGCGAGAAAGCACTTCACATTCAAGGACCATTCTTAGTTTCGGAAAAACAAAATAAAAATGGCAGAGTTTATCCTAAGCACATTTTAAGAAAAGAAGTTGACCGTTACATGAAAGAATTCGTTAAGACGAAAAGAGCTTTCGGTGAATTGGGTCATCCAGAAACTCCAACAATTAACCTTGATCGCGTTAGCCACATGATTGTAGATCTTACAGAAGATGGCGATAGCTGGATCGGTAAAGCAAAAATTCTAGAGACGCCAATGGGCAAGATCGCAAAAAACCTAATTGAAGGTGGTGCGCAGCTCGGTGTTTCTTCACGAGGTATGGGTTCATTAAAGAGCATAGATGGGGTCAATTATGTTCAACCCGATTATTATCTTGCCACAGCGGCAGATCTCGTTGCTGATCCTTCAGCACCTGGGGCGTTCGTTCGCGGAATTATGGAAAACCGTGAGTGGGTCTGGGATAATGGTATTGTCAAAGAAGTTGAAATTAACGAAATGAAAAATGCCATCATCAAAGCAAAGCGTCACCAGATTACTGAAGTTCAGCTTCGTCAATTTGAGAACTTTCTCTCAAAATTATAATTTTATAAATAATTAAATAGGAAATAGGAGTTTACCATGACAGTCCGAACACTAGCAGAAGCTGCCGCTGAAGTTTTAAATAAAACACGTCAATCAGCCCCAGCAGAATCAATGCATAAAGGCGTAGAAAAATACGCTGACCAACCAGCATCACATGTTGTTGATCTTGGCGGCGCGACACTCGAAAATCCAGGCGGAACAGCAGTTGGTGACACAGCTTCACATGTTCTTCATCAAACTGAGTATCCTGGTGTTCAACCAGATAAAGCAAATCATGAAGACATGAAGAAGCTTAAGCCACAAGTACAAGATACATCAGTTTCATACAAGCATGATGCTAAGGAATTAAATGGTCCTGGCGTAGATACAGCTGGTCATGATTATGCTCATCCTACAATGGAAGAAGAAGTCGAATCAGATGATTCAGTAGAAATGACTGAAGAAGAAATGGCAGAAGCCAAGCAAGCCAAATACGCTTATATGAAAGAAAAGATGAAGCAAATGAGGGGCATGGAAGAAGACATGTCTGCTCTTTTTAGTGGTGAAGATCTTTCAGAAGAATTCCAAGCTAAAGCCGCAGCTATTTTTGAAGCAGCCGTAGTTGCTCGTGCAATTACAGTTATTGAAGAAATGGAAGCTGACATTCTTGCTGCTGCTGAAGAATCAGTAGAAGAAATCAAGAATGAACTTGAAGAGCAAGTTGACGCATACCTCAACTATATGGTTGAAGAGTGGGTCAAGGAAAATTCAGTTGCTATTGAATCTGGCTTGAAGTCAGAAATCGTAGAAGACTTTATGTCAGGCTTAAAGAATCTCTTTGCTGAACATTACATTGACGTTCCAGAAGAGAAAGTTGATGTAATTGAGGCAATGGCAGAAGAAGTTGAAGAGTTGCAGAACAAGCTTAATGAAGCTTTGAATAACAACATTGAACTTTCACAAGCTATTGTTGAAGCAAGAAAATCAGAAATAGTTACTTCAGTATGCGAGGGACTCACCGCCACGCAGTCTGAGAAAGTAAAGACACTCGCAGAGGGTGTAGAGTTCACCACAGAGGGTGAATACATTAAGAAAATGAGTATAATTCGTGAGAGTTATGCGTCATCTGACCCAAGTAAGGTGAAGACGACTACGAAGCAAATTCAGTTAGCTGAAGCTTCAGATGTTGTAGTTGCGGATGAACTTTCCCCTTCAATGGAAAAGTACGTTCGTGCGATCTCTAGAACTCTACCACAATAATTTTAAAGAAGGAATAGAAAATGTATCTCTCAGAACAAATTCAAAATAAGTGGGCTCCTGTATTGGATCACCCAGACATGGCAAGGATTACGGATCCATATCGCCGTGCAGTAACCGCAGTCGTACTTGAGAACCAAGAACGCGCACTTCGCGAAGAAGCAGGTATTCTTAACGAAACACTCCCACCAAACTCAGCTGGTTCAGGTGGTTTTGGCTCAGGCGCAGCTGCTGGTGGTCCAGTAGCTGGTTTTGATCCAATCTTAATCAGCTTGGTTCGTCGTTCATTACCTAACTTAATGGCATATGATATCTGCGGCGTTCAGCCAATGACAGGTCCTACAGGCTTGATTTTTGCAATGCGTTCAATCTACGCAGGTGCTAACTCAAATCTTGCAGTATACGGCGAAGCTCTCTTTAACGAAGCTAACACCGCATATTCTGGTAACGGAACATTCAGTGCGTTTTCAGCATCTGCAAATGCTAACTTGTCAGTATCTGGTGGTCAGTCAAATGCATCAATCTTCGGATTAGCTAACACAGGTTATGGTTTCCCTAACGGTGTTGGTGAAGACTTAGGTGGCGCATATACAATGAACCAGATGGGCTTCTCAATCGAAAAGGTTACAGTAACTGCAAATACACGTGGATTGCAAGCTGCTTACACCCTCGAATTAGCTCAAGACTTGAAGGCAGTTCATGGTCTTGACGCAGAAACAGAATTGGCAAATATCTTGTCAACTGAAATTCTTGCTGAAATCAACCGTGAAGTTGTTCGTACTGTTTACGCAACAGCTGTCCCAGGTGCTCAGTACTCATCAGTC